GAACTGCCGGTAGACAAACCGGTTCGTGTCGTCCGCACACAGCAGCGCCTCGTCCCCGCTACTGAATGACTTGTAGAACATCGGCGTCTGCAAGTCGCTAAACAGCAGCGCCTGGTGGACGAAGTCGTACTTCAGCACGCGCGCGTTGCCTGCTGCTCCCGTGAACCGCAGCGTCCACCAGAGTTGGTTCGTCTTCCAGTGACGGTCGCCGACGATGAACTGCAGGTTATTCAAGTCCAGGTCGCGGAGCGTGTTCTCGACGCCGTAGCTCACTTTGTTGACCGCCGTGCCGCTGTACTCCATCAGGTTACTGAGGTAGAAGAAGTACAGCTTGTTGTTTGCCTTGACGACGCTCCGGTGGCTACTGATCCCGCTCTCGTCTGTCACCTCGTTAATGTCGAAGAGGTAGGCGGGGTAGGTCTGGCCGACGACGCTGCCGCTCAGAGTCAGAATATGGTGCTCGGTCCCGATCGTGAGTTGATGAAAGAAGCTGTGGAGCGCCGTGATTGCGTCGCCACCACCCTTGATTGGGGTCGTCGCGAAGAGGCTCATTTGGTCGGGCGCCCGCACCGGCGACCAGTAGATGGAGTCCGTCGCGCCTGGGGTCGCTGCCCCGAACAGGATGTTCCGCCACTCGGCCAGGTACTGCACCGCAGGCATAGTTGTCAAGTAGATGCTGTACACGTCGTCGATCAACATGAACGTCTGGTTGGCGGCCGTCGTCACCTTCCACTCTAGCTTGTCCACAATCAGCGGGCTGAACGTCGCCGCCTCCGTTGCCTCGCTCGGGAAGCAGTACACGTCATGCCAGTTGTTGTCGTTCAGCGCGATGGCGGCTGACGTGACCAGCTTCGTCGAGCGCCACTTTGTTGCATCCCAGGTTAGTGTCTTCGCGCTCGTGTCCGTAATCACAAGCGTCGTCGTCGCGGCAGTGATCGTGCTCCCCGTCCCGTTACTGAACTTCACCTTGAAGTGGTAGCAATCTGTCCCGGCCGCCTTTGTCAGCGCGTAGGCCGCCCCACTCAGTATCCCAGTCGCGGTGTCAATCGCCGCGGTCGGGTTGTACGTCAGCGCGGCGCTCGCCCCCGGGTTCGCCGACTGCACCTTGTTACTCGCCAGCCCCTCCACGAAGTCTGCTGCATCCTGTGTGGCGTTCGTCCAGTCGGTCGTGGAGTCGCACGCCGTAATCAGCTTCGCCCCGATCGGGAGGAGCGTCGTCCCGTCGTATTTGTACACCCCGTCCGTGGGGTTGGTGATGAACACCAGACTACCATACGCCTGTTTGGCCCACCAGAGCGTCGCGGTCGTCGAGAGCCCGTTGCGGAGTGACTTCCACGCCACCGCCCCGCTGTCCCACCACCACACCGTGCCGGTCGTCGTCCCGACGAGTATCTTCGGAGGCGTCGCAGGCACCCGCCAGTCCGTCAGCAGCGTGATCGCCCCACTCGGCCAGGCGGTCGTGATGAACTTCGCGTTTCCGAGCGCCGAGCGCAGCACATCCCCGAACAACTCGCAGTTTTCGAGTGTAGCAGCCGTGCCGGGTGGATTCCCGACCGGGCTCTCGTGCGTCCACGCTCCGTGGGCGGGAAGCTCGATGTTGTAGTGAACCTCGCCCTCAGCCCCAGCTTGCGGTTCCGCCATGCTAGCTCCAGGTCGTGTAGTCTTCGACGTAGGTCGTGTCAGGCTGCCGGTCGTTGATCGTGTTCAGGATCGTGGCCTTCCGCGCCTCGAACTTGCTGCGGTACCGGTCACACTGGGCCTGGTTCCCGGCCTTCCCGAACATCTGCGCGGTCACGTAGTCGGCGAGCGCCGCGTGATGCTCCGGTGGAATGCTCGGGATGCTGCTCAGGATGTAGCTGTTCCCGGCCACGGCCCCCACCTTCGCCGACGCGAGGGTGAGCGACGTGTCCGAATTGATTGACGCGACGCGCATGAGGTTCACGCCATCGTAGTCCCACGCCGGGCTCACGCTCGAAAACGTCGCCGTCCCCACCATCAGGTCGAGGAAGGCGTCGTCGAGCGGCGACCCAGCATGCCAGGCAGTCCCCACCCCCGTCACCGCCACCTGCTGGTCGAGGACGCTGATCGTCCCCGTGTTGTAGTTCACCAGCATCTTCGGCCGCGCGACGTACACCATCTCCAGGTCCACGTCGGCGTTCAGCATCGGCGTGATGTACAGTGTCCGGTCAGCGATGATGTGGTAGTAAATCCGCCCGCCAGGCGGCGTCGTGTACGCATTCGGGACGCGGATGTACTCCTGAAAGATGTTGCTCCCCACGTCCTGCGCTTGAAACTCCATGAACTCAAACCCCTGCGTCACCACCCGCAGCGAGCGTAGCTGCGAGAAGTCCGGTGGCAGGGTGATACGCGGTGTGCTTGCTGGGAGCTTCAGCGACACGCTCGGGTTGTAGTCGATCCCGTTGAGCTTCTGGGCAGTCGTGTCGGTCTGCGAGTTCATGACCTTCACGAACCAGTCGTTGTAGATACTCCGCAGCGACTTCTCTAGCTCCCAGTTTCCGTCATTCAGCCACGCCATCAACTCGGGCAGCGTGAAGAACGGAGCGAGCGTGCCGTCCTGCTTCACGGCGTTCGCCTGAAAAGCGCCGAGCTTGACTAGCTGATAGGCGTTCATTACGCATACACCACGCGCACCGGAACCGGAGCCGTCGGGGCCACAGCGCCTGCGGTGCCGCCAGCCGTCACGGTCGCGATCTGCAAGCCCGTTCCGAGCGTCAACCCTTCAGGAATCACGAACGATCGCTTGGTGTTCTGCGGGAGGTAGAAGATCACGTCCGGCACGGTCACCCCCACCGTCACCGCAGCGTTCGAGTTATAGAACTTCACGTACTCGGCCTGGGCAGCGTTCACCGTGTTGTCGATCTCCACCTCATACACCACGCACGAACTCGCAATGACGACCACCGCTACGTTCGAGTTCGCGGTATCCACGAACAGCTTTGCCCCACTCGGAAACCCTAGACTAACTTGCGTGACAGCCATTGGCTACCCTCCCCTACATCCCACTCGTACCGGTGTAACTGCCTCCGAACTGTGCCAGGAGCTTCTTCAGCAGTGCGTCAGGGTCTGTCGCCTCGTCGAGAACCTGCTCCGTCGGACTCTTGTAAGACTGCGGGGTGTACTTCCCACCACCCGTCTCGGTGTTCTTATATATCTCCGTCCACGGCCGCTGCGCCTCACCGATCCCACTCAGCGAGCCCGGCCCGCTCGGCGTCTTCGGGCCGCTCGTCATCAACTTCTGGAACCCACCTTGTTCGGTCACAGCAGGCCGCCCCTTGAACCGGTCGATCACCTGTTGGAGCGCGTCGTCTGGAATCGCCTGCGGCGTGCCCGGCAGAATCGTCGTCTGCTGCTCATACGGCACGCCGTACTTCTGCAGTGTATCCTCGCCGACCGTCGAGCCGCGTGGGTGCAGCACCTTCCCCGTCTCGTCCGCGATATCCTCCCCGAGATTGTACATGTTGAAGCCCGTGCCGGGTGGCGGGACTTCCTGGCGGCCGATGAACTTCGCTGAGGAGCGTCGAAGTGCTCCCAGCCCCCGCTGCGGCGCGCTCGTCAGCCCCATCGCGTAGTCGCTCGCGCTCCACTTCGGCGCCTGCTTCCCGCGGAGGTACGCGACCAGCTTGTAGAGCAGTGGCGCGTCGAACTGGGGTTCCTCTTCGTAGTCGGCCATCTACATCCCCCCGTTGATACTCATGCCGCCAGCGGGTGCCGACAGCGCCTGCCGCTCCGGCACCGTCCGCACGGTGTTCATGTATCGCCACCGCTCGCGGGCCTTTGCCTCAGCGTAGTCGAGCACGATCTTCCGCATGAGCCGCTTCTCTTCAATATCCATACGGTCCATCTCGTCGGCGACCGCAGCAGCACCACCGTTCGCCCAAATATCCGCCCGACGTAGGATAGGGAAGAGTCTTTCATTCAGGTGCTCCTTGTCGAGGAAGTCCACAAGGATGTAACCATCGTGCGCGGACACTCGATCCTCTGCTGCGTCGGCTGTCTCAAGTTGGGACGGCGGCCACACCGTCCCACGACTCACCTTCCGCTCCAACCGCCACTTCGCCTGAGTGTCACTCCACCGCACCCGCAGCGCACTGTCGAAGTTGTGGAGCATCTGCATGAACCTGCGCGGGGGACTGTACAGCGCCATTGTCCACTTTCCTCCCGATGATTGCTGAGAGTTCCCGGGCACGCCCCCCGACTTGCCCAGCCCACACGGAGTTCAGCATGTACTTCGCGGCTTCTGGGTATGCGCCGACGCGCAGCGCATCGAGGAAGTTTCTGAACTCCAGCAGCTTCCCAATCCCCATGTTGAAGCACATGTTAATCAGCACGTCCCGACAGTCCTGGTCTAGCTGCACCGACCACGGGAGCTTCGTCGCCACGTCAATCGACGCCTTGATGATATCGTTCGTCAGCAGCCGGTCGATCTCGTCGTCGCGCAGCCCCACGTCCGTCAGGTTCCGGCCGACGCCGATAGACACGTGGCCGCTCGGGTCGATGTAGGGCTTCGACCGGCGGCCCTCGTGTCGTTCGAGCGTCTCACGGAGCTTCATCGAGTTACTTCACCTGCGGCGCGCCGATCGTCACCTGGGGTGTCACCGTCACCGGCACATTCACCGTCCCTGCGTTCGGGTTCCCGTAACTCACCTGCATCCCGTCACACGACGCATTCCCGAACGTCGGGTTACTCTGCAGGTAGGTCGCGCCGCCCCACGGGGTCACGATCTTCGCGCAAAACGTCGCGGTGTTGTCTTTCATCGCGGACACCATCGCCGCGTTCCCGAAGCATCCCGTCGCAAACAGCCACACCACCATCGCGAGCAGAAACAGCTTCATCATCATCCCTCCTGTGGGGCGAGGTAGTCACACGGAGACGGGTACTTCGCGCGGGCCTGTGCGACCGTCAACGAGTCCCCACTTCCGAACTCCATCGCCTTCCCAGTGTTCCGTGCCAAGGCACCAAACCAGAATCGCTCCGGTGCGCCCGCACCGTCATATGAAATCACGATCATCCGGCCCGTCTCAACATTCAAGTACGTCGCGTACAGCCCACTCTCAACCACCCCGAGCACTACCAGCACTTCATGCTGCGACGGGCACATGAGCCGCTGCACACGAAGCACCGGCACCCCGTCGTCCTCTGCAGGCACGGCCCCGGCGCACAGCGCCACGATCAGGACCGCCCCGAGTAGCAACGTGAGGGCTTTCATCACTATTTACCCCCCAAACAGGTGTTTAACGACGAGCACGACGAGTCCCCCTACCGTGCTCGCCGCGAAGGCCACGATCCCAAGGATAGTTTTCCGCTGACTGTCCATCGCCGTGACGGTTGTTTCGAGGGAGCCGATCCGGCGCTCGTGCTCCCCCAGCCGAGGGGAGATATTATCCATCCTCAGACCGAGCCGACGCTCCATCTCGCGGAGGTCGTTCCGAATATCTGCAAGCGTTTGAATCAGCAACTGATCGTCCATATTTCTCACCCGAGGGTGATAACATCAGCCGAGACAGTGATGGTCAGCACGTTGTTCGTGCCAGCCGAGACGGTCAAGATATCACCCGCCACCATCGGCATGTACATGAAGTGGTCGCGGACGCTATCTATCACACCGGCCGCAGCAGCCGGGATACTGTAGGTAGACCACAAGCGCGTGCCTACGGCATCGGCGGTGATCGAGATTGTATACGTCACCGGGGAGCCGCTGGGGTTAGAAATGTGAATCTGTCGGATCACCGTCAAGGTCGAAGCCGGGACGGTGTAGACAGTCGTGGGGCCGGTCGCAATCTGGGCCGGGCCAACGATACGAGTCGGTGTGCGGGCCATTGTTGTTACCTCTCAACCCAATAGAAGTTGTAGGAGTAGGTCCATGTGGCGGTCGCAGGACCGGCCACGCTCGTCCGCAGCGAGAGCCCGTCCCCAGCCGAGAGTTCAATCGGAGCCGGGAAATCCACCTGCCACTCAAACGGGGCGACGTTCGTCGAGCCGACCGGAATGATCGTGGACGCGACGATGGCTGTGAACACGACGCTCGTGACGGTCAGTGCTGCGTTACTGTCACGCACGTCGGTCATGTCCGTTGCACTGCCCTTGGTGAGTGAAGCGGGGGCGGGCGTTCGCGCCGTTCCACCAGTTGGCGTGGCGGTCGTGAAGCGTTGAAGTGCAAGCCCACCCGCAATCCCACCGGCGGCCCCAGCCGTCGCAGCAATCATGGCAATGCGTGCCCGCAAGATATACGCCTTGCGTGCGGAGCCTGCGCTGAACCGCATCGTCATCAGCGGGGTGTTCGCGGCGAGAGACGCAGCGACCACTGCAGACGCCTGCCCGGTGACGGAGTAGAACCCCCCAGCGGCAGGATACCCTGGAATAGCCTGGAACACCTGGACGTTCCGACCCTCATCAACGTCCGCGATTACTCCGCCATTCCCGGCCAGTTGAATTGACATTAGCTCCAACTCCATCCAACAGTATACTGATCATAGAGTCGAAACGACTGCACCTGATTAAACACCGGGCGTGTCTGCGGTGCAGCATCATCATACCCATGTATGGTCAGTGTCCCGTCAACCTTCCAGTTCGCTCGAATGCAGACACGTTCAGCCAAGTGCTCGTCAATCGAGTGGCCTGCTGTCGCGATCGGCAGGAGCCACGCATTGATCTTCGACGTGGTGACAAGACCAGCCTGCCCGGCCACGTCAACCGAAGTCTCAGCCGTCCCCGGGAATCCGCCGAAATTCAGCGCCACACTACCCGATGCTCCAGACCCGCCCACACCGGCTGGACCCTGTGGCCCCATTGGACCAGGCAGGACATCAATACCGTCGAGACCATCCTGACCGTCTAGTCCGGGAAAGCCCATCAGCCCGGCCGGGCCTGCCACCCCGGGCGACCCCGGACTTCCCGGGCTCCCCTGCGGCCCCGGTGTCCCCTGTGGCCCGGGCCATACATCAATCCCATCAGCCCCATCGACCCCATCCAGCCCCGCAGGCCCCATCGCACCGGACACGCCTGCATTCCCAGGTATCCCCGGCGCACCTTGGACGCCTTGGACTCCCTGCACACCCGGTACACCCCATTCACCCTGCTCGCCGTCCGTGCCGTCGCTGCCGATCGTGCCAGACTTCCCGTCTACTCCGGCCGCTCCGGGACTTCCCGGGGCTCCCGGATTCCCCTGCACGCCCTGCGGCCCCTGCGGTCCAGCAGCCCCGGGAAAGCCGTCCACTCCATCTTCACCCGGCCGACCCTCTAGTCCCTCGGGACCAGTTAGTCCCACCTCGCCCGGAATCCCCTGACCGATCTTCATAATCGACAGGCTGACGTGAACAATCACGAAGTCCGTCGTATCGGTGTGATTCTCAACGCCAAGGCTGACTAAATCGTTCGCGTGAAGCGAGAGAATCGTACTACCGCTTACTGTCTCCGGGCGGCCAGCCCCACCCGGCGATACTTCTGCGTGAGAACTTCCCTGTCCCTGTGCGACGTTGTTGATAAATAACTTACTCTCCATCTCCTTGTTGGCGACCGCATCGACCTGACCGGAGATAGAGTACGTTATGAGGTAGTCACCATCGACGGGCACCCGAATCTCATGCCCGTTTTGGAACACACACAGATGTTGCGCGCCCGCTGCGAGCCCCGACGTAATCTCAACCGGCGTGTCGATAACCGTAATTACCACGGCAATCGACGCATTATCGACGAACATCGACCCATAGGGAAGGTCTTCGCCCGACGGACCGGCTGGTCCAGATGGACCTGCAGGCCCCGGGGGGCCGATCATCCCGTCTTGGCCCTCCTCACCAGGAAGTCCATCGAGGCCCGGTGGACCTGGAGGCCCATCTGCTCCCAAGCCAGTCGTCGGAAAATCGGGACTCTTGTACCCCATTACAACCCCGCGAGCACTTTCTTCACGACGGCACGGACTTCGTCCTCAGTCCATCGGGAGGCATCCAGCCCTGCCAGCCCAATCGGCCCGCGCGGTCCGGCAGGCCCAATCTTCCCCGGCGCACCGGGCACCCCTTGGTCTCCCTTCTCGCCACACTCTCCCCGAGGCCCCGGGGCGGTACTCGCGGCCCCGACCGGGCCAGCCGGACCAGTTGGCCCGGGCACACCCTGTGGCCCCTTCAACAGGTCCACCACGTCCTTGTCCGCGACCGGGTCTACCGCAACCCGGATCACGACCGCTTTGCTCTCTGCGTTCGACACAGGCATAGTTACCTCGTCAATACTTCAGCATACACACGATTCGCGATCGTGATAACACTGAAGTACGCCACGATGCCGTCTCCAGCAGGCATCCAGTAGTCGATCTCTTCCGTCTCCCAGATACCACTTACTGCCAGCGACTTCAGCAGGAATGCCTCTCCGATCTCCACCCCACTCGCGATCGCAACCGTGTTACCACCCGCGCTCCCTGCCGTCACAAACCGCATGGCATACTTCCCCGCCTGCAAGCCTGTGTGCGTGTCAGTCTTCGCCCACTCCGGCTGCTTCTCCCACACCACATCATGCACCGCGAGCGCCAGCGGCGTGTCCGTCGCGGTGTACCCGTCCGTCAGCACCATGCTCGCCGCGATAGTCGTCCAGCTACCGCCCGCCACACTGTACTGCAGCGAGTGATCGGCCGCCGCACTCACCCCGGCCGTGGTGATATCCATGCTCACCCAATCAAACGGGCGGTCACTCAGAATCACCCAACCAGTGTTATCCGCGCCGTCCACCCCGAGCTTCGTCGGCGTCCGGCTCTGCAGCAGCGCCGTCTTATCGGTGTAGGTCGCCCCGTCATACAACCCGGCCGTCCAGTGTGCATTCGCTGTTCGCGAACCCACCCCACAGTTCACCACGCTCGCGTTCAAGTTCTGCAACTCAAACCGTCGAATCACCAGCCCCTCGCGATACAGCACCTCCGTCACCGCGCCGAGGCTACTCGGCGGGCTCGGAATCCGCATCGTCGGCGGTGTGTACAGCAAGCCCGTGTCCGTCTGATGCCACCCAGCCGCACGAAGCACGGGCGCGTACCCTTTATTGATAACGTTCGCAGCGCCCATGCTATCCCTCCATAAGGAACGTGAGGATTAGGTCGATGAAGGTCGCGGTGTCAATCGCACCCCCGGTCTTACTCAACCTAATCGGCGTATTCGTGTCACAGGTGACGTAGCTCGCGCCGTCCGCGAGCACCACCCCACCCGTAACACCATCACGAAGCACCGTCGAGCGCGTGAGGTTCGCCTGCCCAAACGCCACAAGCTTCACCTCGCTCCCGCCCTGCGTCCCGAGCACGTCGATCGTCGTGACGGTCCCGACGTTTCCGCCGACCGCGATCATCTTCGCGTCGCACAGCTTGTACCCAAAGTTCCTGAAACTCGTCAGGATCGTCGTCGCGCCCGCGTTGATCGTCGCGATCGCTGTCCGTGTCCGGGTGCTGAACGGCCCGGACGCGCGTGTCGTCGAGCCATCAATCGCTGGAATGAGGAGCGGAGCCGGACTGAGAATCGCTCCGCTCGGGTCCTGCTTCAGGACCGTCCCGCCCGCATACTTCCCAATAACGATCCCGTCTGGGAAAATCCCGAAATTCTGGTCAGCCATGCCGCTCCTCCTTACACATGGTCAGGCGCGAAAAACACCCGCACCATCGGAGGCAGCGAGGTAGTGGTCGCTGCGGTGAACGCCGCGAGGGTGGTACTCACGAACGCCAGAATCCCGGTCCCGACCTGAATCCCACGCCCGGGAAACACCGCCTTCGTCCGCTTCACCCCACCCTGCACCGATCCGTCGTTCGGATTTGTACCTGCCCCAGACGTGCCAACGGCCACCACGGGCACCACCAGAATCGCGGCCTGCCCACCCAACGCCGCCGTCACCGAATCATAGATATGGACGTACACGGTCGTCGCCTGCAACGAGTGTGGTTGCACCTCGATCGCCGTGACGTGTGCGGGACCGGAGAAGACAAGCTGCCCGGTCGTATCAACCCAAGTTGTATTCTGGAAGTCTACAACAGCAGACATGTGAAGCCTCCCTAGGACTGAGCCTGCCGAGACTCAGGAAGAGGAGGCAAGGGGAGCCTCTCGGCAGAAGCTCCCCTAACCTCGGTCAACTACGCAGTCCGGTACACCGCCAGTACGCTCACGTCGTTCGCCGCCGGAGCCGTACCCCCCGTCCCGTCCGCAGAGCACGAAATCGCGGTCGCGAACGGAATCCCCATCGGGAACGCCTGCGCCACGTACTCGCGGTTGCCAACACCCGCGACCACCCCGCGCCAGATCATCGTCCGCATCAGGATGTCAGGAGCCGCACCCGGCCAGTCGATCGTCTTGGCCGCGTGGTCGTACGTCACCATGACAGTCCCTTCAGCCGCGTCAATGCTGCCCCAGAGCAGCCCGTACAACGTGCTCGCACCCGTGTACAGCAACCCGCTCGCGCTCGCATTCACGACGCTCTGATCCGCAGCAATCGCCCAGTCGGTCAAGTCCCGGTTCCCAGGCTGCCGCATGATCCGCTTCATCTCCAGAATCCACTCGTACACTGGCTCGAACATCAAGGTGTTGATCCCGGCCGCAGTCGCCGGAGTCACCCCGGTGTTCACGAGTGTGCTCACATACCCCTCAAGCTGCGGAATCACTACCATCGGACTCGGCATTGTACCCTCTCTCCCTGCCTTCTATCAGCGGCCCGAGGCTCGCTTCAGGCTGTAGCCGGGGTACGGCTTCGGGGGAGAATTAAATGCGGGACTCCGTGCTCACCTGTCGCCCGCTATCATACCCGCCTCCCCGAACGGGTACGATTTTCGCCTTCGTCGGTATCCCGCCTGTCCCGCGTTGGATGTAGTTATCCTCCACCGCGCGCGACATGAGTTCCGGCCCCAGCGCCGCCACATACGGCACGCCGAAGTCAGTGTCTTCTGGCACCACCAGAGCACGCACCGCCAGTCCACTCGCGGGCTCGTAGCTCACCACGCTCGTCCGCCACATGAACTCAGCCACCGCGTCCGGCAGCACCATCTTCGCGTGTGCTTGGAACTTGTACGGAATCCCGTCGAAAAACTTCTCGAACGGTTGGTTCAGCCGATTGTAGACCCACTTACTCCCGGGTGGGGTCTGCATGGTCGCGACAGCTTGCTCCGCTGCCCCTTGTGTCTTCGCGTCGGTCAATTCCTCGAACGTGGCTTGCACCGCTGCTGACTCCTCGGCTGACGCGAGTTCCTCCACCTTCCCCGCAGTCCCCTTCACAATCGGCATCATCACTCCTGAGTAGGAGGTGGGGCCAGCCCGCGCCAGCCCCACCCATCGCCTACGTGGTTAGATCACGTGCGCCACGACGATGCTCGTGGTGATCCCGTCGAGCCGGAAGCTCTGGTTAGGCCGCATCGCCGCGAAGTTCTCGAAGATGCGGTACTGTCCGAGGAAGGTGTCCACGGCCGTGGTGTCACGCCGCAGGACCGCACCATCCTCGTCAACCCAGGAGCCCGAATCAGCGGTGAACCGGGTGAAGCTCCGGTTGTCCACCCCGAACCACGTCCCGTATGGCGCGTCGATTCCGCGCTTCAGCGGCACCCCGCCGAAGTTGAGGCCCGTGTTCCACGAGTTCTTCGCGGCTACGGTTCCCACATCCGGCGACTTCAGGTCGGCACCCATGTACCGACGATCGGCCTCAGCGAGGGCCAGGTACGCGCGAACCACGCTCGGGTGCATCAGATGATACGCAATCTGGCTGTTCCCGATCTGCATGGACACGTCGATACCACGCTGAATCACGTCGGCACTGAGAGCACCCACGGCCGCGATCACAGTGCTCCGCAGCACTGGGAAGCTCGCCCGGCTCAGGCCGTAATACAGGTTCACGTACGTCCCATCGTCGATCAGGCCCGTCAGCCCGAGCGGCGCGTGCATGTAGTCGGTGTTCCCGATCGTCAGCGCCGCATCGGCGCCATACGCCTTGACCACGAAGTCATTATCGGCCACCGCCGCATCGCAGGCCGCACTGATCGTGAAGGTCGTGCCAGCCGCCGCCACCGCTGTCACCAGCCGTGTCCCGCCAGCCCGCAGCGCCGAACCCACCGGGTCCACAAACGCTACGTTGTCGCCGACGTTCACGAACCGCGCGCCGTTGGTCGCGCCCGCGATCCCCCCAGGGCTATCCACCGTGATCGTGACGCCAGTCCCCGGGTCGCCGTTCGTCAGGCACCGCACCGCCCGGCCATCCCCCCAGATCGCGTAGCGCCGCTGCACCCGGAGGTCGTCCAGCAACCGATCCATCTCCAGGCGCATGCCGCGCGCGAAGGCCCCGGCATCCGACCGCGAAGCCACCATGAGTTGCTTCGTGATCTGGATGGCTCCGTGATGGTACCGCATCGGAATCCGCATGTTCTCGATCTGCTGCCGCCCAGCAGTCGGGATGTTCCCGCCCTCAGCGGTGAAGTAGCTCCCCCGGTTGCGGTTCACGTGGATCGCTTCCAGCCGCTCCCGCCCCTGCCAGGGAGTGCTGTCACTCTCAAACAGGTCAAGCTCCGGCGTCTCGTCGTTCAACTGAGACTTAATCGCCGGGCCGTAGTCTTCCTTGAGCAGGGCATCCAAAGTTGCAGTATTCGCAGGCACTAGAGTTCTCCCAGGTCCATTCCCTTCAGGCGTGCAGCAACTCGGGCCGAAGCCTCTGCGAGGTTCTTGGCAGGAGCCGCGGCCTTCTCGCCGCCTCCCGTCTCCACCCCACCGCTACCGTGCGCCCGAGGTAAGGACCGCGTGGCTTCCCGTTCTCGTTGTGAGGCAGCTTTGGAAGCACGCTCTCCCACCTTGGCGAACTTCGCCTGGAACTTCTCGAAGGCCCCGTTCACGGCCGCACGCGGGTCAATGTCGTACTCGGCATGCAGGTCCGCGTCGTTCTTGATGATATCGGCGAGCACATCCGTCATGCTCTTGATCTCGCCAGGGCTCGTGTCCAGCCCGGCCGCCGCCATCACCTTCTGGGTCTGCCCGATCGCCGCCCGCTCCAGTCGCGTCCACCGCTCCTGTTGCGCCTGCTGCAACCCGGCCAACTGGTCGATCTCGGGGAAAATCTTCTTCAGTTCCTGGCGGGCCAGCTTGTACGATTCATCCGCCTTCCGCTGGCCTTCGGTCTTCGCCTGCTCCGCGTGGGCAAGAGCAACCGCCTCCTCAAACGCTACCTTGATTTCGTTCGCCTCTTGCAGCCGAGCATTCAGTGTCCCGGGGTCTGCGGCCAGCTTCTTGAACTCCTGAAGCTCACCGTAGACCTCCTTCCACCGCGGATGCTCATTGAAGGGGACTTCCTTCTTCTCGCCCTGTGCGCCGGGCGCTGCGCCTTCCGCCCCTTCCTTCTCCTTCTCTACCTGATCTGCCATTCTGTCACCTTGCCACTGCTCACCGTGGCCGCGAGGGTTTCCGACGCCGCAGGACACGAGGAGCTAAGCTACGGCGAGGGCTTATCTCCAACTGGCACGAGTATTGCATGTGAGTCACGCCTTGTCAAGTTAAATCAGTCGCTGTCGATCATTCCTTTCACAGGTTTGGTGATGTCGAGCGAGTCCCCGGGCGCCAGCAGCCCACGGAACTTACTGATTCTATGGAGGTCTTTGGCCTTGTCGCCTGCCATCTTCCGCGCAGCCCGGTGCCGCTTCTTATCCCCGTGAATCTCGATCGCCCGCTGCAAGGTCCGCACGTCGTCCTCAGCTTGGTAGTCGTCTGGCGCGGCGGGCGCGCTAATCGCGACGGAGTTTTTCGTAGCCACTGGGCTTCTCCTTTCGCTTGTTCGCGGTCGCATAGAAGACTGACTTCCCCTTCTTCGCCCCGTACTCTTTCAGCATCCGGTTCATCACTTCCGCCCCGTGGCCCCCGAAATACTTCCCGACAGGCATCTTACCCCCTCCCCGCCATCTCTGGGTGGCTTGGCTGCTGCTGGTCGCGAGTCAACTGCCCCTGCTCCGTCCCCAGGTTCTGGTCGCTCGCGACCCCCTTCTGCTTCGGACCCTCCGGCCCAGGGGTCACGCTCCCCGGCTGGCGCTTCTGCTCTGCCCCTGGCGGAGGCTGCAGGAACTTGAAATGCAGCGCCGCGTACATCACAATCCGCTGCTGAATCGGCGGGGGCAGCGCCTCGAACTGCTCCGTCTTCTGGAACCGCGCGAACAGCGTGATCGCAAGCTGATGATTCTCCCACGGATTCGGCGGCGGGGGTGTCTGTCCGGCCTTCAGCGCATCAATCCGCCGCGCCACGAACTCCATATCCACCTTAAAGTCCGGCAGCATATCACTCGCGCCCATCACCGTCGCCAGGTCATACCGCTGCATCGGGTCTTGCGGGTTTATGACCCCGAGCCGCAGCAACTGTTCAAACAGCGCCCGCTTCGCCAGCATCGTCTGCGGCCGGAAGCTCCCGATTTCACAGGTGATGTTCACGCCACCCGTGAGCGCCGACTTATTGAACTTCGCGATGCTCCACTGCCCGGCCCCCGTGGTCAAATACCGGTCGTCGGTCGCAGCCACCTTCCACAACGCCAGGTTCTGGCGGCTCCACTCCAGCCACCCCTGCGCCCAGTTCCGCATGATCGCCGACTGGCCTTGCTGTGCACGCTCGTCCAGTAGCTGCAGCGCCGAGTACGCGCTCACCCCGCGCGGTGCCTCGCCGCGCCCCACCTCACTCAACCCGAAGATATCCTGCATCTCCTGGTCGAGTATCCCCATCCACTGGATCAAGTAGGGACTGACTTGGTCGCCGGGCACGCGCGACGGCGGGTTGACACCCTGCAGGGCGTTATACTTAATCACCTGCCCCTGCTCGCCCGTCACCTTGCTCAGCCCGACACCTTCAGGAACCAGCCACACGCTGTTCGCCATGCGGATGCTGTGCAACTCGATGATGCTCTCCACTCGGTTCCGCTGATCCTGCTTCGGGATGATATCATCCACACGACTCTTGTAGATCGTGCGTCCGGGCACCTCGTCGAACCCGATATGCACCACGTTCAGCATCGGCCGCCCTGTCTCGTCCTTGTACGGCCACGGCCCGCTCTCCACCACCTTGTCGTCGAGGATCACCGCGTAAATCCCCTCGGGGGCCACCTTCGGCCGCGGCCGAATCCAAATCCGCTTCACCCGTGCGCGCGGCTCACTCAGTGAACTCGGCGCCCCATACCCATAACTCCACAGCGTCGTCGCGTACGCCAGGCTCTCGAACATCCCGCTGTACGGGTCGCTCGGCTGGTTGTAGTTGATGTTCTTCGCGACTTCCTCCCCGTACATCCGCGTGATCCAGTCCTTCCCCCGGTGCCGTACCGTCATGAAGTACGGGCTGTCGTGGAAGTCCTGCCCGGTCGAGTTATCGAAGTGACACGTGAAAACAGGCTCCACCTCCGTCTTGAACCGCCCCTTCGGGTACGCCGTCCCTACCTTCCCACCCTGCGCTTCCATCCCGTCCGGCACCGGCTGTCCCGGCTGCTCCGTCGCTGGTTGTAGGTTATGCCCCCCGCACTGTGGGCACACACCCATCCCCTGCTGCAGTCCCTGCGCCAAGCCTGCCTGCTCTGTTTCTTTCGGCATGGTGACGGCACCACAGTCGTTACACTGCTCCGCCCCGATGAACTCAAACCCGGACTCGGGGCTCAGATCGTAGTTGTTAATCAGGAACACGTTCCCCGTCAGAATCAGCCACCGCGCGATCACCGCCTTCAACCGCTCGATATCACTCTCTCGCTCGATAATCGCGTTGATCCGGTCGGCCACGGTCGCCGCCGCAATATCCTCCGGCCGGTCGGTCGCGGGGCTGTACGTCAGCGGAGGCCGGAAGTTCAGCAGGTTCGCGACAGCCTGGTTCACGAACGTCGCGACTTTGTTTGTACACGGCCTCGGCGTCCGCTTCCCCACCGCGATCGGGCGCCACAACCGTATCGACTGGTCGTACTTGATCCACTGCACCCCGAGATAGTACAGCACATTCCGCTGCGCGGCCCGCTCGATCTCCAGCCGGTAGCTCCGCGCCTGTCGGTGCGCCTCGTTCGAGTACGCCACAATCTTCTCGTGGTCCTGCGGTCCATCAGGATACGGCAGTTCACCCGGCATCGTGGTCCCCCTTGCCCTCGGTCAACAGTGTGCCGAGTGGGTCGCGCTTGATCTGCTTCATCAGTTCCCGAAGCTCCTCTGGCTGGTCGTCGAACATCGGGAGTTCGGGAAGCTGCGGCTTCTGGGGCGTGATCGGGGCCACCGCCCGGCTCACGAGTGCGGCGTCCACCGCAGCATCGGCCCGCTCCTCAGCCCGATCCAGGGCCTTCAGCGTCCGCTGAAGCTCCGCGCGCAACGCGCGCGACTCCGCCTCCGCTAGTACAAGCTGCTCGTACCTGCTTCGCGTGATCCACATTACGTCAGCCCCTCCGTCACGAACTCATACTCCTGCGGGTGGAGACTCTCCTCGTCAAACGGACTGCTCTCCAGCGTGTCCAGCAAGCTCTCCGTCTCCCGCTGCTCGCTCTCCTCCCGCATCTTCCGTCGCCACCCCTTCCACACCCACTCTTGCAGCGCGCTCTCCCCGGGCACCGTGTCCTGGTCCGCGTCCTCATGCAGCTTCGGCAGCGGCACCGGCACCAACAGCGCATACCCCATCGCGTCGAGCGCGTGACACCGCTGCTTCGTCCGTGGTTTCCCCGGGTTCTTGTCGTCCCACTCCCACGACCGAATCTCCTGCAGCAGATTCGGGCACCGGCCGCGCAGCACCTTCCACTTCCCCTCGCGCATCAGCGCCGTCACCCGTGTGATCCGTGCCTCAATCTGCTTATCAAACGGGGTCGTGGTCGTCATTCCGTGCCGTAGGAGTTCAATCCGCATCTGCTTCGCACTCGGGTCAATCACGATCGCGCTCGGCGCCTTCCCCATCAGCTTGTCGCGGACTTTCCCGGCGTACTCACGGGCGGAGAGCCCTGCCACGTATATTTCATCCCACCAATACACAATTCCGTCGGGAGAATAACTCCCGAACAAGATCGCGGTGGGATTATCAGCCCCGTGGTCCCAACCGACAACGTGGGTCCACTCTTCTGGGACCGGGAACGCTTCGACTTCATGTTCAACCGGATCATATTTGTAGATAAGTCCGCTGTAGCTCGCAAAGTCGCCTCCAAACTGCTCTGCGAACGCTGGACGAGGCAGCAGCCGCCGCGCGCGCTCAATAGATTCTTCCGAGTGGACTCCGGGCTCCAAAATCTCGCCAAAATCAGGCACCGCGGAGATAATCGTAGACCAGTACAGCCTGTCCCAGCGCGGATTTGGCTGCCCGCCGACGCGCGCCCGCGCCACACCCTGCCACGGGCCATACTCAAAATTGAGATTTTTCAGGCTGGGCACCCGAAAGGCATCGTACACCCAGTTGAACCCGGCCGGTGTCGTCGGGACCAGCACCTTCCCGCGCCGAAGCTCCACGCGCGAGTACAGAAACCGCTCGTACACATTACTCGGGAGCGCGCTCGCCTCACACAAGATGATACTATCAAGCTGCTCCATCCTCAACGAGTCCGGGTTATCGGCGCTCACCACCCGCACGAAGCTCCCCCACGGGAACTCAATACTCATGTTCCCGCCGTGGGAGTCAAAGTGCTTCGCCGACGCGAGCTTCATCACCCCGGTGTTCACAAAGTCGTTATAAATGTACCCAAATTCCTTCGAGCCCAGCGTGTATGTTGGAGCCACCAGCCAGCAATGGTAATCAGGACGCAGAAGCTCAGGCTCAACATGTTTTGCCGCATGGAAGGACTTCCCCGCTTGCGGAAATGCGAACATACTCAGGAACCGATACCCTGCCTCGGCCGCCGCGTCGAGCGCGCGCGCTCCATTCCGAGGCACGTACCCGATCCGAGCGTACCACTTCGCTCGTGAGACAGCCGGGGCCGATCGGCGCATCAGCACCACACCTGCGGCCACCGCAGACAATACGTCGGGACTTCTCCCCAAGTCCCTGTACCCGGATCGACCGTCCCAACGCCCACGACCGTCACGTCCTCACGAACCATGTGTGCTCCCGGGCTCCCCGCCGAGGCACCAGCCGCCCCGACGAGGAGCCTCTCGCTCACCTGCTACAGCGCAGGCACCGCCGCAACGGCAGCCGCCAGGCTGTCCGCCGAAGTCTTCAGGTCGGTCGCGAGCTTCGTGAAGTCCGCAGGACTCCCGCCCGCCGCCACCAGGGCCGCAATCTTGTCCACGATCCCGAGCAACAGCGTCACCGCCGACTGCTCGACCCCCAAAGTCTCCGCCACCTGTGCCTTCAAGGCATCCAATTCCGTCGCCATCTTCACCCCCTGTTTTCGCACGACTTCCACCGCGGCTAGCAAAGCGTCTAGCCTCGCCAGAACCTCCCGGTCCTGTGTCCACGGCCACGACCAGCCCACTGTCACCTCCCGCTCACGGAGCCACCTGCACCGGATGCTCCGCCGACGGACGAATCGCACTCCCCGCGAACGACCGCACCATACGGTACCACACGCCCGCACGAATACGACTCATCCCATCCTGCACACAAATCCCGTACAGTAGCTCGTCCGCCCACTTCCGCCACGGCTCTGAGGTAAGTTGCTCCGCCCGAATCATCTGGTACAGCACGTCATGCACGAGGCTCGCCCGCATACTGTCGCGCGTGTCCAGCGTCGGCCCACTCGCCCCGTCCCAGGCATACCCACGCTCGATCGTGAGTCTGCCGTCGGCCATCAGCTTCGCCACTCCAATATCCACCGCCTGCACCGGCGCGTGTGGAAGCTGCAGCGAGTACGTCTCGTCCAGTTGATACTTATACCCGGTCCGATACCGGATCATCTCGGCGCCATCCCCTTCATGCTTGCCCCGCGTGCCGCCGCCGCCTGAAACTTCACCTTCCCGTACTTGTGCCTGCCGATCGCGGCCGCCAGCGCCCCCGGGTCTTTGATCCCGGGCTTCTTCGCCAACTGCCCGCGGAGCTTCGCAAACCCTGTGTACGCCATCGTCCCCTCACAAAACACGGCGGCGGGGCGGTAGTTAACCTCGGTGGTGGGCCGCAGCCCACCCGCGCGAGTCCCCGCCCCTACGCCGCGACGCTACAGATTCTTCGCCTCTTTCTCGCTCAGCAGGTTCCCGGCGGCTCCTCGCACCGGGTCCGGCTGCACCGCGTAGTTCCCGCAGCCGCGCACATCATCCGTGTCCGGCAGCCCCTCATACTCCCCTGGCTTGTCCTTCGCCTCCCCCTCCAGCGGTTCCTTGTGGCTGTAGCTGTACTTCATCTTTCCGGCCATCACTCTCCTCCTTCGTCACTGGGTCTGGCTGCAACTCCTGCAGCAGCGCCTTGTACGCATCCAGCGCGCTCCCCGCCAGCTTGTGCGTCGCGCTCGCACCCATCCGATCCAAGGCATCCTTCGTCGCCTGAAACGCCACCCGCGGGTCCGAGTTCTGGCTCAAGTCGTGCATCCGCTGCGCGTACGCCAACCCCCGGCTCTTGAACCACTTCACCACCCGATCTTCGACGGCGTCTCGGGCTTTCTCCGCCTCCCTTAGAAACTCTGGCGAGGCGAGCAAGCTCCGCACGCTTTGCTCGGCGTCGGGTGCGCTCAGCCCTAAATGCTTCGTAATCGCACTTGTCGTCGAATGCCCGTTCAGGTAGGCGTCGATGACCAACGATCGAAGGAAGGAGGGCGAGGATTCTGGGTGTAAGTCTGACATTGCATCCCCCGTGAGCCCATTGGGCAGCTTTTGCTTTATCGCGCAAATACTGAGACAGTAGGCGCTGATTCACCCGAAGGCCGCAACCCTCGATCCTGACCACCGCCCCGTACCGGACCAGATCACCCTGACAGAGCCGCCGAATCGACACCTTACTGAGTTGGACCTGGGCCATCACCTGCTGCACGGTCAACCACGTATCTGGCCGTCGTACGCTCATGGCATCATTCTTGCATGTGAGTCGCCCACTGTCAAGAGAATTGTGTGGCCGCTCCGGCTTTTCGCTTGACAGATAGGTGAACCTCGCCTATAGTCAGGCATCAACCTTTCACCCAAGGAGCCCGCCCATGCCGAAGCTAACCCCCCGCTCGAACGCCTACTACATCCGGGTGATGGTCCCCCGCGCGCTCTGGGACCGCTTCATCGCTGAGGTGTGCGAGCAGTCCGCCAAGCGCGGGCAAATTATCTCGTCTGCAGCCGTCGTCCGCGCGGCACTCGAAGAGTACCTCACCACCCGGGGGCGCTAACTATGCGACCACGCCCGGTCTTCCATCTCTCCAAGCTCGTCGAAGTCATCTGGTATGACTCCTCCACCACCGGAGGCTGGAAGTCGGTCGAGGAGATTACCGACACGCGCCCGCTCCTCTGCTGCACCGTCGGCTACCTCCTCAAGCGTGACCGTCACGTCGTCCAGGTCATCCAGTCCCAAACCGAGTACCACAAACTCTCGGACTCCATGACTATTCCCCGAGCTTGTGTACTCAGCTACCGCGTGCTCCGACGCGGACGGAGGTAGCGATGCCGACGATGTTCAACGAGGCAATCCTTGCGGAAATCTGGTACACTCTCTACCTCCCTGCGATCGAGTGTCGCGTCCGCGACTTCGACGAAGACCGCGAGCTTGTGACCCTCACCGCCCTCGTCCAGTTCTTGCAGACCGTCGAGACGATCAAGCAGGCGGCCCAGCGCCCATGAACATCTCCATCACCCCGGCCGCCAATGGCTACATCCTCCGCTCCACCGATCCCGACGACCCGGCCGTCGTCTACCAGGACACCTCCCCAGACGAAGTCGAAGCCTTTGCTGACTTCCTCCGCCTGCTCCTCGACACCTACGGCCCGAGCACCTCACGCTACTCCCCGAAGCGTGTCGTCATCCGCGTCGAGCCAGGAGACAAGTATGAGCGCGCTTGAGTTCCAGCCGGACGACTTCATCGAGACGACACGCTTCTACGAGTCCCCGGTCCCGTGTCGGGTGTGCCACACCTGGCTTACCAGCCCGCACTACCGGCTCACCCGAGACGCAATCCGTCGCCTCTTCGCCCCGCACCAACGCTTCGTCATGCCTCCCGACTCTCCCCTCCCCTCCGATATCCTCATCTGCGGCCACCCGCTCCACCTCTGCTCGCGCGAGTGCATCGCCCTCCTCTGCCTCAACCCGGACTTGGTGATGGCATGAACAACACCTACCAACTCGACAACTGGCGGTGCCTCGGCTGCGGTCGCGAAGCCATGCCGGGGCAGATACTCCTCCTCCTCCCAGACGAGCGTGGTCCCGCCCGGTGGACTTGCTCCAAAACCTGCGCCACCCTCGTCACCATCGTCGAGGCCGCCGCGGCACTCCCAGAGGCACCATGACCCTTCACGAGCGCGAGAGTGCCAGCCCCCGCTTCCACTGGTGTTGTAGCTGCGACAAGCACTGGCGAGGACGCCGCTGGTGGCAACTCGGCCACGATCGCTCTGGCTTCCACTTCTGCAGCCGGGAGTGTGCTGCTCTCTTCCTCCTACGCGGAGGTGTCTGATGCTCACCTACTCGCACCAAGTCATCCTCACCCGCAACCGCTACGTCGGCCGCGAGCCACGCTGCGCTGGCTGCTCCCACATCCTCCCGTGGGGCTCCCGCTGCTCCCTCTACCGCTGGGCCACCATCGAAGACGGCGGCACCTACCTCTACGTCCACCCGA